AATCAAGGTTCTCCAACTGTTGATATTCTTAAGGAAGCACTATTCAAGTTCCAGTTAGAAAGAAATGGTTTCACTGGAACTCCTTACGAACTTACACTTGTTATTGCAGCATCTCCAATATCAGGTAGTGAAGAAGTTTATGCTTCAGTGGACTGGGAAGAAATTAGTAGGTAATTTTTTATGGCTGATAATGTATATCTTGGTAATCCGCTTTTAAAAAAGGCTAATACACCAATTGAATTTACACAAGAACAGATTCAAGAATATATTAAGTGTAAAGAAGATCCTGTTTACTTTGCACAAAATTATGTTAAAATTGTGACCTTGGATCATGGTCTTCAACCATTTAAAACCTATGATTTTCAAGAAAAGTTAATCAACAATTTCCACAATAACAGATTTAATATCTGTAAGATGCCAAGACAGACTGGTAAGTCTACCACTTGTGTATCATATCTTCTTCATTATGCGGTCTTCAATGATAGTGTAAATATTGGTATACTTGCAAACAAAGCAACAACAGCAAGAGAACTTCTTGCAAGACTTGCAACTGCATATGAGAATCTACCCAAATGGATGCAACAGGGTATCCTAGTTTGGAATAAAGGTAACATTGAGTTAGAAAATGGCAGTAAGATATTGGCAGCTTCTACATCTGCGAGTGCTGTCCGAGGCATGTCGTTCAATATCCTCTTTCTCGACGAATTCGCGTTCGTCCCAAATCACATCGCTGATGCCTTCTTTGCATCTGTTTATCCTACTATTACTTCTGGTAAAAGCACGAAAGTAATTATCGTTTCTACTCCTCACGGTATGAATCATTTCTACCGTATGTGGCATGATGCGGAAAAGGGTGCAAACGAATACATACCAACCGATGTTCACTGGTCAGAAGTACCAGGAAGAGATGAAGTCTGGAAAGAACAGACCATTAAGAACACCTCAGAACAACAGTTTAAGATTGAGTTCGAATGCGAGTTCTTAGGGTCTGTCGATACTCTGATAGCACCGAGTAAACTTAAATCTCTTGTTTATGATAATCCCAAAACTCAAAACGCTGGTCTTGATGTACATGAACAACCAATTGACAAACATGACTATGTTGTTACTGTTGATGTTGCTAGAGGTGTTGGAGAGGATTACTCTGCATTTGTTGTTGCTGACATCACAACTTTCCCACATAAAATAGTAGCAAAATACAGAAACAATACTATCAAACCAATGTTGTTTCCAAATATTATTTGGGAAGTTGCAAAATCATACAATAATGCATTTATTTTGTGTGAGGTAAATGATATTGGAGATCAAATAGCGTCTATTCTTCAGTACGATTTGGAATATCAAAATCTACTGATGTGTTCAATGAGAGGTAGAGCAGGTCAGGTTGTTGGACAAGGATTCTCTGGAACCAAAACTCAACTTGGTGTCAAGATGTCTAAAACTGTCAAGAAGGTTGGTGCACTTAACCTCAAGACAATGATTGAGGAAAACAAATTACTATTGAATGATTATGAGATTATTTCAGAACTCACAACATTCATATCAAAAGGAAATTCATTTGAAGCAGAAGAAGGATGTAATGATGACCTTGCTATGTGCCTTGTCATATATGCATGGTTGGTTGCACAAGATTACTTTAAAGAACTTACCGATCAAGATGTTCGTAAAAGACTTTACGAAGAACAGAAAAATCAAATTGAGCAAGATATGGCTCCATTTGGTTTCATGAGTGATGGTTTTGATGACGGAACTTTTGTTGATGATGAAGGAGACAGATGGACTACCGCAAGTTCCTACGATGAGTATGGAAACACTGCAGGTGGTTGGACACTCTGGAACTACTAATGAATTTAGATGAGCAACTTGAACTAAATCACTTGTTTCTTACTGATAGAAAGTGTAAGTGTTGTGGTGAAGTTAAGAATCTCGTCGATGATTTTTATAGAACAAGGAAAGATAGAGGAGCGGTTCCTTCATCATATTCATACATCTGTAAAGAGTGTTTTATAGAAAACGTAAAGGAGAAGAAGAAAGATAGAAGTCCTAAGTGTAGATGGGAGTACCCAGATTGGTAGTTTTCGTCTAGTTTTCCCTGTCAAAACCCCCAAAATCCTAAATATTTTTAGTTAAACTGAGACCCAAGGAGAGAGAAACACATGGCTACTCCTCAATTATCTCCAGGAGTATTAGTCAGGGAAGTTGACTTAACTGTTGGAAGAGCTGAGAATGTTCTTGACAACATTGGTGCAATCGCTGGTCCTTTTCCAATTGGACCTGTAAATGAGCCAATTACGATTGAGACGCAACAACAATTCCTGGATACTTTTGGTCAGCCAATTGGAACTGACAGACAGTATGAATATTGGATGACTGGAAACTCTTTCCTTTCATATGGCGGCATTCTTAAGGTCGTCAGAGTTGAGGGAGACAATCTCACCAATTCAAATGCAGGTGTTGGTGTTGCAGCCACAACTGGTTTAAGAATTGACAACTTTGATGATTACGAACTAAATCACACTTCTGATACCACATATTATTGGGGCAGTAGAAACCCAGGTAGATGGGCTAATAGTCTCAAGGTTTGTACAATTGATAATAAGGCAGATCAGACCATTAGTATTGCATCAACAAACCCAGGTGCATTAAATCTTGTAGTTGGTTACGGTGTATCCGCAACCAGAGCCGCAGTATTAATTCCTGGTAATGGTGCGGTAAATACATTCAGCGGTAGTCTGAAGGGTATCATCGTTGGTGTTAACACTGACTCACAGAATTCAAACAGTTCTATCGAAGTAAAAGTACTTGAGAGACAATATCCCGAAGTACAGGATTACCAAACGATTGGTGTTACTACTACTTCAGTAGCAGCAGCCCAAGGAGACACTACTATTAGTGTTAACAGTACATCAGGGATCACAACTGGAAACTTCTTCCTGTCACCAGGAAATGGTTCAATCGAAATCCTGAGTTTTGTCGCTAATACTTCTGTTACTCTTAAGACAGGTATTGCGGCTTCACTTCCAACAGTAGGTACTGGAGTAACTTATCAGAGCTTGGTATCTACGGCTGGTACATCCATTCCTGTAGATTATCAACAGTACAACGATGCTGCTTCGTTTAAAGCTAGTGAAAATCTAACCATTACACCTCAGTCTGGTACCGCATATACCACAACTGTAACCACAGGTGCTGTTAATGACTGGTATAACTCACAAACATTGGGTCTTACTAACTCCACAGTTTATTGGAAGAATGTAGCACCAAAACCTGTTGACAACCAGTATGTTGTACAAAGAAACGGTGGTAATGATGCAATCCACGTTGTTGTCGTTGATGACACTGGTGATGTAACTGGTGTTCAAGGTTCTATTCTTGAGAGATTCCTGTCACTCTCCAAAGCAAGTGATGCAGAGGCAGATGCAGACAATCCAACTAAGACATACTATAAGGACTATGTTGCTCTGAATTCTAAGTATATTTTCCCTGGATATAATCCATCACAGTCAGAAGATACTTATTGGAACACCATTCCAAGAGCATCAGGTTTCTCGACAAGTTTCACACCATATACGGTTGCTGAAGGTCTTTGGGGTCAAGTTGCACAAAACATCAAATTCTCCTCTCTTGGTAACGTATCTTACACCTTAACAGGTGGTGTTGACTACCAGGCAAATGGTGGTATGGCAGCCGATCTTTCTGATATCGTCACTGGTTATGGATACTTTGCAAACAAGGATGAGATTGAAGTAGATTATCTTTTGATGGGTCCTGGTCTTACCGCCGAAGGTCAATCTCAAGCAAAGGCAAACTATCTGATCTCAATTGCAGAGAACAGAAAAGATTGTGTCGCGACAATCTCGCCACATAGAGCAAATATTGTAAACGTTACTGATTCTGCTACTCAGACAACAAACGTTCTTCAATTCTACGCTCCAATTTCTTCTTCGTCTTACGCAGTTCTTGATACAGGTTACAAGTACACCTTTGATAGATTCAACAATACGTTCAGATACATCCCAACCAATGGAGACATTGCTGGTTTGATGGTTAGAACGTCTATTGATTCTTATCCATGGTTCTCTCCTGCAGGTGTTCAGAGAGGTGTTCTGAACAACGCCATTAAGATGGCTTATAACCCAACTAAGGCACAAAGAGACGTACTTTATGGATCAAGAATTAACTCTATCATTACCCAAAGAGGTACTGGTATTGTTCTCTTCGGCGATAAAACAGCTCTTGGATACTCATCTGCATTCGATAGAATCAATGTAAGAAGACTGTTCTTGACTGTTGAACAAGCACTCGAAGGTGCTGCTAACTCACAACTCTTTGAACTCAACGATGCAAACACGAGAGCCAATTTCGTGAATATCGTCGAACCATATCTCAGAGATGTTCAGGCAAAGAGAGGTATCTATGACTTCTTGGTTGTTTGTGATGAAACAAACAACACACCTGATGTCATCGACAATAATGAGTTTAGAGCTGACATCTTCCTTAAGCCAACCAAGTCAATCAACTACGTTACCCTGACATTTGTCGCCACCAGAACTGGTGTTGACTTCCAGGAAGTCGTTGGAACTGTTTGATTTTATTAAATAACTAAGGAGGATTAACCAATGGCAGACACAAAAACCCTTTCTCAATTTAAATCAAGACTGGCGGGTGGGGGTGCCCGCCCCAACCTATTTGAGGTCTCGATTCCTACATTCCCATCATCCATCTCTGATGCATGGGGAAGTGGTGATCAGTCTGAAAATGGAACAATGAAGTTCCTTTGTAAGGCTGCTAACCTTCCTGCTTCTACAGTTGCTCAAGTTCCTGTTCCTTTTAGAGGAAGAACTTTAAAAGTTGCTGGAGACAGAACGTTTGCACCATGGGTTGTCACAATCATCAATGATGAGGACTTCCAACTCAGAACCGCATTTGAAAGATGGGCTAACGTCATCAGTAAACTGGATGATGCAACTGGTGTAACCAATCCATCATCTTACATGACTGATGCATACGTTCAACAGTTAGGTAGAGGTGCTGAAAGATTCTCAACCACGAATGAAGGTGGTGAGTCGGCAGTTCTTAGAACATATAAGTTCTATGACATCTTCCCAACTGAAATCAGTGAGATTACACTGAGCTATGATGATTCTGATGCTATTGAAACATTTACCGTAACATTTGAAGTTCAGTACTTTACTATTGGTAACTCACTTGAGTCTTCTGGTAGTAATGCAAATGAAGTTCTGGTTGAGTGATAAATACTAAGACATAGTCTAGTATATAATCATAATGGCCAGATTATTTGGTTTCTCAATTGAAGATAATGAAAAAAACTCACCTGGCATAGTCTCTCCTATTCCACCTTCTAATTCAGACGGTGTGGAGAATTTTGCCAGTAGTGGGTTTTTTGGTAGTTATAATCTAGACATTGAGGGACTTTATCGGAATGAAAACGATCTAATTAGAAGATACAGACAAATGGCTCTGTATCCCGAAACTGATAGTGCAATCGAAGATATTGTAAACGAAGCAATTGTATCAGATACAAATGATACTCCCGTTCAGATTGAGTTATCTAATCTGAATGCGAGCGATAAGATTAAAAATAAAGTCAGAGAAGAGTTCCGATATATTCTTGAATTACTTGACTTTGATAAAAAATCACACGAAATCTTTAGGAATTGGTACATTGATGGGAGACTTTACTATAATAAAGTCATTGATCAAAAGAATCCTCAAGATGGTATCCAGGAACTGAGATATATCGACGCATCAAAGATTAGATATATTCGTCAGTTAAAGAAGAAAGGTAAGGAAAGTGTTCAATCTGCACAAGCTCAATTTCAAGGTTCTGATGGTTTAGGATATAACTTTCCAGAAATTGAAGAATATTTCATTTACACTCCAGATAATATTCAACAACGTAATGGGTATAACGGTTCTCCTCAAAAGGGAATTAAATTGACCCGAGATTCTGTCACATATTGTACCTCTGGTCTGGTAGATAGAAACAAAGGTCTGACTCTTTCTTGGTTACACAAGGCAATCAAACCACTCAATCAGTTGATGATGATTGAGGATTCGCTTGTTATCTATAGACTCTCAAGAGCACCAGAACGTAGAATATTCTATATTGATGTTGGTAATCTTCCTAAGATAAAGGCAGAACAATATCTCCGTGATGTCATGATGCGTTATAGAAACAAGTTGGTCTATGACGCAAACACTGGTGAGCTGAGAGACGATAAAAAGTTCATGTCAATGATGGAAGACTTCTGGCTTCCTAGACGTGAAGGTGGTAGAGGAACTGAAATCACAACTCTGCCTGGTGGTCAAAATCTTGGTGAAATCACTGATATTAATTACTTCCAAAGAAAACTCTACAGAGCTCTTAACGTTCCAGAGACCAGAATTGAGGGTGAGGGTGGTTTTTCGCTTGGTCGTTCTTCCGAAATTTTGAGAGATGAAATTAAGTTCTCGAAGTTTGTTGGAAGAATGAGAAAGAGATTCTCTTCAATGTTCAACGACATGTTGAAAACTCAACTTCTCCTTAAGAATATTGTAACTCCTGAAGATTGGGAGTACATGGTAGATCATATTCAATATGATTTCCTGTATGACAATCATTTTGCAGAACTCAAGGATGCAGAATTGACTACCGAAAGATTAAACCTGGCTGCACTTGCAGAACCTTATGTAGGTAGATACTACTCACAAGACTATGTGAGAAGAAACATTCTCAGACAAACCGATGAGGAAATCCTTGAGCAGGATGCATTGATTGAGGATGAGATCGAAAACGGTGTTATTCCTGATCCAAACGCTATGGTTGATCCCGCCACTGGCGGACCTGCTGCAGGTGTTCCAGATATTGGAGTAGCTCAGACACCTGACGCAATACAGGCACCCACGTCACCAAAGGACCCTACAACACCAGGGACCGAGAATCCAGCAGGTGGCATAATCTAAATATAAACGTTATCAATTTTTAAACATGGACGAATTAATGGACTTACTCGTCAGCCCAGACGAGTCTTCGGCACAAATCAGTGACAAAATCAAAGATATTCTTTTTGCAAAGAGTGCAGAGAAAATCGAAGCAAGTAGACCCAATGTCGCTGCGTCAATCTTTGATGATCCTACCTCAGAACAAGAGTTAGATTTTGATGAAACTGAAGAAGACACTGAAGATTGATAAATAGAAACTATAGAACTATTGAACAATAATGGCTGCTCTTAAACCAGTTGGTATTAATACGGTAGTAAGTACTAGTGTTACTTCTACACAAACTTCTGCATTTTCACAACAATCTGATGCGCTTAGAGTAGTTGCCGAAACCGCTGGAGTTTATGTTGCAATCGGAACTAATCCAACAGCAACTAATGAAAATTATTATGTTTCAACCAATGAGACTGAGACAATCACTATTGGACCAATTGCCTCACAAAGAGTAGTTGGTATTACCACTGGTTCTACAACTATTGTTGATTTCCCAGAAGGAACTGGATGTCCATTTGCTGTAGGAGATGCAGTCTCTCTTACTGTCAACGGTCAATCCGCGTTTGATTTTTCTCACAAGATTGTTATTGATGTAAATGCCACTTCAGACAGATTTGGATATTTCAATACAAGAGCAACAATCGATCATGATTCAAGTAGCGGAAATCCATCAGCATTAACTGCACCTTATGCTGAACTGAGAAAGTCAATTAAAGTGGCAGTCAAAACTGAATCTGGCACTGGCAAAGCATTCATCCAACAAGTACAAGATTCCTGAACAGAAAAATGAAACTCATCAGAGAAGAAATCGAAACAGTTGATTTTATCGTTGAAGAAAAGAACGGTAAAAAGTCAATGTTCATTGAGGGTATTTTCCTTCAAGGAGACATCTGCAACCGTAACGGTAGAATGTATCAGATGGAAACCCTGAGAAAGGAGGTTCAAAGATATAACGAGAACCACATTCAGGCAGGAAGAGCTCTTGGAGAACTCGGACACCCAGATGGACCGACTGTTAACTTGGATCGTGTCAGTCACAAAATTGTTTCGCTCAAAGAAAGTGGAACCAACTTTATTGGTAAAGCAAAAATCTTATCTACTCCTATGGGTAAGATCGCGGAGTCTCTTATTGGGGAGGGTGTTAAGCTTGGTGTTTCTTCAAGAGGTATCGGATCACTCAAACAAACAAGAGAAGGTGTAAACGTAGTTGGTGACGACTTCATGTTGGCAACTGCCGCTGACATCGTTGCTGATCCTTCTGCACCTGATGCTTTCGTTGAAGGTATCATGGAAGGAAAAGAGTGGGTTTGGGATGGTGGTATCCTGAGAGAAGCTAGAGCAGCCAAAACCTACAAGCAAATCAATACCCTTGTAACCCAAGGTCAACTTGATGAGCAAAAACTTAATTTGTTCAACAATTTCTTAAATAATCTTTGATTATATAGAAATAAACAATTTATAAATAAATATAGATTAAAAAAGGTTAATCGGAGTAACTTCAAATGTCTCGTGGAGATTTACAAGAAATGGAGCAATCTAAAACTGCTGTGAACGCGAACGCTAAGCCTGCTGAAGGTATGCAAAAGCTTTCCAGCCCTGGCGAAGGTCTTTCACCTTCTTATGAAGATCTTGGTGGTCCTACCCCTGATAACTACAGCCCAACCAATGATTCTGCAAAGCTCAAAGAGCCTAAAATCAAGACGGTTAATGATGTAGTAAACAAGGGTGCTAAAAAAGCAGACTCGATGGATTCATCAAAGAAGAACACTTACGGCGAGGAAGCTGAAGTGGAAGAAGAAGTTCTCGAAGAAGAAGAGATTGTTTCTGAATCTGAGACAGTTGAAGAAGTTGACATCGATGAAGATGTTAACGCACTCCTTGGTGGTGAAGAACTCTCTGAAGAGTTCAAAGAAAAGGCACGTGTCATTTTCGAAGCCGCATTAACCTCTAAAATCAAAGAAATCCAGGAAACCCTGGAAGTTCAGTACGAAGAAAAACTGAACGAAGCAAGAGCTGCTCTCAAGGATCAGCTCACCGAGAGAGTTGACGCATATCTTGAGTACGTCTGCGAAGAGTGGATGACCGAGAATGAGTTGGCTATCGAGCATGGTCTCAAGACCGAAATGACTGAGTCCTTCCTGTCTGGCATGAAGGGACTTTTTGAAGAACATTATGTAACTATCCCTGAAGAGAAATATGATGTACTTGAGAGCATGGTAGAAAAACTTGATGATATGGAGACAAAACTCAACGAGCAAATTGACAAGAACATCCATCTGAATAAGAGACTCGCCGAGTCTACTGCTGAAGGTATTTTTGTCCAAGTTTCCGAAGGTCTTGCTGAGACCCAGAAGGATAAGCTCGCTTCTCTTGCAGAAAGTGTTGAGTTTGAAAGTGAAGAAGAATATCGTGAAAAGTTGGAGACCCTGAAGGAGTCATACTTCTCCAAGGCCCCTACTGCAAAATCCGAAGCACCTCAGACCCTTTCTGAGGGTGTTGACTCAACAGTTGCACCAACCTCTAGAGGTATGGAGCAGTACATGAGAGCACTGGGTGCTTTCAAAAAGTGAATTTAATATTCATTCAAACAACAACAACTATCTAAGTAAAGCAAATGTTTCAATCCGAACATCTGCAGGAGAAGTGGAGCCCACTCCTCGACTATGAAGGTCTTGATCCCATCAAGGATTCACATAGAAGAGCTGTAACCGCTGTCCTGCTCGAAAACCAAGAAAAATTCCTCCGTGAGGAGCATGCATTCCAGACAGGTATCAACCTGATGGAAACCCCAACCAACGCTGCCAATGCTGCTGGTGCATCAGGTGGTTTTGGTGCTGATTCAGCTGCTGCTGGTCCTACCGCTGGTTTCGACCCCGTTCTGATCTCACTGATCAGACGTGCAATGCCTAACCTGGTCGCATATGACCTGGCTGGCGTTCAGCCAATGAATGGTCCTACTGGACTGATCTTTGCAATGCGTTCCCGTTACGAGACTCAGTCTGGTTCGGAAGCACTGTTCAACGAAGCAGATACCGCATTCTCTGGTCAGGACGACGGCTTCAACCTGACTGCAGGATTTGAAGACGCTAATGCTGGTCTGGGTACCACTTCACAGTCTGGAACCAACCCTTCAGTTCTGAACCCTGTTGGCTCTGCATCTTCAACTGGCTATAACGTCGGTGAAGGTATGGTCACTGGTGACGCTGAGAACCTGGGTTCTGGTAGTGGAGACCAGTTCAACCAGATGGCATTCTCGATTGAGAAAGTCACCGTAACCGCTAAGTCAAGAGCACTGAAGGCTGAGTACAGCCTCGAGCTTGCACAAGACCTGAAGGCAATTCACGGTCTGAATGCAGAAGCAGAACTTGCTAACATTCTCTCAACTGAGATCCTCGCTGAGATCAACAGAGAAGTCATCAGAACCATCTATAAGGTTGCTGAGCAAGGTGCTGTTTCAAACACCGCAACTGCTGGTGTATTCGACCTCGACATCGACTCCAACGGACGTTGGTCGGTTGAGAAGTTCAAGGGTCTCCTGTTCCAAATCGAGCGTGATGCTAACGCAATCGCACAAAGAACTCGTAGAGGAAAGGGCAACATGGTTCTCTGCTCTGCAGACGTTGCTTCGGCACTGACCATGGCTGGTATCCTTGACTACACCCCAGCTCTGAACGCTAACCTGAACGTTGATGACACTGGCAACACCTTTGCTGGTACCATCAATGGTAAGTTCCGTGTCTACATCGACCCATATTCGGCTAACCTGACTGCAGCTAATGCTTCTGCAGGTAACCAGTACTATGTTGTCGGTTATAAGGGTTCTTCACCTTACGACGCAGGTCTGTTCTATTGCCCATATGTTCCCCTCCAGATGGTTCGTGCCGTTGGAGAGAACACCTTCCAGCCTAAGATC